CATAATCCAATCGATATCTGATTCAGATAAATCTAATGAGATTTCACATTCAGGTAAAGCAATATCTTTGTCTGGAGGTGTGACTAACATAGTTGGTTCGCAAAAGCGATACTTAATCTTACTACGGCCGCCGTTGCCAACAATTACAACATGTTTCTCATCAAACTCAAATGACGGTTCATCTTTATGCAAAGATACCACAGATAAGAAGTTGTTTAAATCATATACGCCAAAGTTGGCAGGAATTTCTTCAGCAATATCTACTTGAGCTAGAATATTCTTATGTGAAGAAACTGTTTTGAGTGTCTTACCCTTTTTAAAGTGGATGCCTGGATTAATGGCACCAAAATTCTTGAGTAAAGCAAATGTTTCGTTGGATAATTTCATATAATTTCACCTTTTCTAATAATAACAAAATCATTATACATCATTTTTTAATAAATTGCAATAGGTCATCTACTTGTTTGCCTAAGTCTTCTAAAGTGCCATTGTTTTCTATTACATAATCAAACTTTGAACCCACCCAATCTGTTTCTGATTGGTGAATACCCCTTCGTTTTAACCTTTCTTTCGCTAATGCCCATCCAATATATCGGTCACCTTTATTGAATGTAATAGCATCTTGATACCAATCTGGTTCAGGTCCTCGTTTAACACGAACAATGATGCCATTATTCTTATGAATAAACTTAAACTCATTTTTAAAGCGAACATCTGTGATAACCACATTCTTACCATCTGCTCGTTTCAATAATGAATTGACCCAAATATCTTTATGAAAAACATTACGACCCGCTTCGGTTCCTAATAATTGGAGTGCCAATCTAGGAGAAAACTTCTTACCTATCTTCTCACTCCAAAATTCATCAGGTTGTTCCCGCCATTGTCTGGAATCCTCGGTATCACCTTCAAGTAAATCACGAGGCCATCCAAACATAGCAGAGCAGGCATCTTTCAATGGTTTTGCGAAACTATCTTTGACAAAACCTTTTTGTTCTAGTAAATCACCAACGGCACCTTTACCTGAACCAATAAAACCCACCACACCGATAAGCATTATAACTTACCAGTGTATTGTGCAACTTTAGGCATATCTCCCGTAAAGGCATATGTACCGATATGCTGTGTTTTCATCCAAGGACATAAGAAGATTTGACCACCAATCTTACGCCACATTTGGCAAAACATATAATCTTCTGATAGATAGCGTTCTGTTCCGCCACCAGTAATTGAATCTTTCGTATCAATCACAGTATCAAAGTAAGCGTGAATGTAACGAGAACCATCAAAGTTAGCCTGTCCAACATGGTCTGGTTTATACTTGATATCAGGAAATGATTCTTGCATTTTTTCAAACACACGGCGTTTCACCATCATATGTCCAGTACCAATCTCTAATACTTCTAATGGGTCTGTTACTTGAAATTGTGATGTGCCTTTTACAACATTAAACACATACTCACCAACCAATGTTTCTAATTCTTTTGGATCCAAATCAGGATGGTTTCTTGCAGCTTGTGCTACATTGGACCAATTGATAGATTTTTTAGGATAAGGACCACCAATCACATCTTTATCTAATGCCATTAATGCGATGATGTCTTGTGGTTGATAATGAATATCTGAATCGATAAAAAGTAGATGTGTAAAACCTGAGCGTAAGAATTCATCTACTAGGTAATTTCTTGCTCTTGTGATTAATGATTCATTGAATAGAAATGAAAACTTTGTTTCAATTCCATATTTTGACATTACATTTTGTAAATCTAAACTTGCCTTAATATATAAACCATGAGCCATACCGCCATACATGGGCGTTGCTACAAATAGTTTATTCTTTTTTAATTCTTCGACTTTTACTTGAATTTCCATAATATGTCCATTTCATAATAAAAAAAAGGTGTGACACCTATATGTATTCACACCTTTCTCGTGGATCCTAAACTATTTTAGGCAAATGCTCTTTCACCTTGTTGGCGAATAGCGGCAATACCAGCTGCAACCATACGCTTTGTAGGTGCACCCAAGCGGTAGAATGAAACTTTATCACCGTTTGAGTTAATGCGTGTGTTTAAATAGATAGCATTACCATCATTACGCAACTCATTAATTGTTGCTGATGGGTTTGCAACACCATAAACTGATTGCATTTTAGCAGCAGTTAAAGTATTGTAAGCGCTGTCTTTTGAAAGATACGCAAGGATTTTAGACTTCACAGAATTAGATTGTCTTTTTGACATCATTTTTTCTCCATAATATGAATCACTCTTTTTTAAAACTGGTTGAGAGGTGATCCTTCTCTCAATTTGAAACGATAGTATATCTGATATTTTAAACATTGTCAAGCCCTTTCAAGGTAAACATAATAAAAAAGACCTATCGTTGCCGACAGGTCAAGTGCCGAACTACTAATATGAAGCCGCAGCCGTGTCGCCAGGACGGGAAGGTTCTTCAATTACTTCTTCTGGAGGTGCCATGATTTCTTCAATCGAAGCACCTGCATCAACTTTGGTATAAAGGTCAACAAAAGATGTTTTGGTATCGTCATCAAACCTATTAAGACATAAACCAAGTGCTTTCATTTTGTCACCGAAGATACCAAAGGTTTCTACGATATGAACCAGCCTACGGGTTGAAATTACTTCATCACAACCACCTTCTTCAAAAGTTTGGCGAATGACGGTTGCCCATGTTACAAGTTTTTCGGCAAAGTCATCGTCATTTTTATTGACTGATTCTAATTCTTTTTTAATAATCTTTTTCTCGGTCGCAATAGGCGGCCAATTTTGTTCATAGGTGTTACGGAATCGCTCTAGGAACGCTTCATTTAAAACATTGGTAAACATATATCGTCCATCTTCTGAACCTTTACCTTTGGTATTGGCAGTCGCAAAGATTGTAAAGCCTTCAGCAGGCGATACTATTTCGCCCTTCTTTTTAAGAAGGAATGGTTTGCCCTCGAGCACCCGTTGCAAACAGGATAAGTTTTGAGCACCATAGTCAATTTCATCAATACATAAAACGGCACCTTGACGGGCAGCTGTAGTGACGGGACCATCTCGCCATTCCATTTCACCATTAAGTAAAACATAGTTACCAAGGAGGTCACTCTCATCGGTTTCTGGTGTCATGGAAACTAATACAAATTTTCTTTTGAGTTTGGCACAAGCCTGCTCAATGGACATTGTTTTACCATTACCAGAATGGCCTGTCACAAAAACAGGGAAAAAACGATTGGAACCTATGATTGAGGCTACATCATCAAAGTTACCAAAAGGAACATAGTTTTTATATACCTTTGGAACTAAATCCGAGAGATCCAATTCAGTAGTAACATTGGTAATACGGTTATTAGATTCTTCACGTTTCCTGACGATTGGAACGATTTGGGCCTGTAATTCAGGCATTGGTTCAGATTGGATATTGGGTGCGCCTATAGCGTCTGGAACACGATATAAACCACGACCAATACGATTGGATTCGTCTTTGGTGAACCATTGAACATTGGTGACACCTATGGATTGCATAATACTTTTAATTTCACCCTTGGTGACTTCCTGTTTACCTGTGCTTTTTAGGGCATCGATAAACTTGTCACGCAATTCGGCACGATTGCTACTCATAATATAAAAACTCCTTTTTTAATTATTATACAACCATTATATCAGGTTTCCGTCTATTTGTCAAGCGCTAAATGCCCTTATAAATCAATGACTTACAGGATTTATTTAATCCCTTTAAAATCAAGAGCTTAGGCAGCAATGCCTTCAATGAATTTGGAGACGATAATTCTATTTACCTGACGCTTTTTATTGTATTTCATAAAGGCATTTTTCAATTTATTGGTTGTTACTTTGCCTTGAACCTCAATCTCATCCATTTCGGTATTCAATTCTTTACCGCCAAGGATGAAAAAGAATTTATCATAACCTGGGTTATTTGAAACCAAAGCTTTATTCGTTTTTAATTCTTTGGTCAATTCTTTGGTTTCGTCCCATACATTTTTTCTATCGTAAAGTGTTTTGCCATTCTTATCATAATATTTGTTGATGATAGCACCTTGTAAATTTCTACCTGTACCTGGAGTAAGGAAGAAACCAAACACTTTAGAATTGGTTGATTTACGAAACCAATTCATAGTAGCTTGCATTACAAAATCACGATTACGGTTTTCTTCTTCTTTAACTCTATATTCAAATTTAATTTTTGGATCCATAAACACAACATTAGTGTTATATGTTTCAAACATTTGGCCATATGGAGAATCATTCTCTGCAACAGTTGGCATATAATAACTTACTTGGTCGGCTTCGCCATCGTGAACAATAACCAAACTACTTAAATCAAGGTTATTCACTTTACGGAAATTCAACATAACATCTTTCATAGCACAAATAGCTTGTGATAATGGTGTGTTAGATAATTGCTCTGAATCTGGTCTAAAGAATCTTGATTGTTTATGCCATTGGCTCTTATCATCATAAGATGCCTTAAGCATTAACATATTTCTTAGGCACTTACTGAATTCTGCATTACCCATTTTTGAATTAAGGTATTCACGGAGTAATACTG